CGGGGTTTTGTTTGTGAGATTACTACTTAAGATGTAGGAGTCTTTTAATGCCAACAAACCTTAATCCCAAATCAACGACCAGTGCGGTAATACTTACTTCGACTGGTTCAGCAGCAAATGTTGCTGCAGCCGTACCATTTGGTATTTATACTGCCTCAATTGACTTTTTGAGCGGAGCATCCCTTCAGGTTGGCTATGTTTATAAGAAACTTGGTGGTGATGTAATTGATATTGAACTTACGCCAGCCAATGTTTATTCAGCATATGAAGAGGCTGTCCTAGAATATTCATATACGATTAACCTGCATCAAAGTAAAAATGCTCTAAGTGATGCCCTGGGTGATGTAACTGGGACGTTTGATCACAAGGGTGAGATAAAATCCGGGTCTGCGACGAACTTGAAGTTCCCCAGATTCCAAGCCTCTTATGCACAGCGCGTAGGTGATGGCTTAGCAACACTGGGTAATCTCGGTGGCACTACTACAATATATTCTGCTTCATTTGCACCAGAGTCGAGTAAGCAAGATTACGATTTACAAGAAATTGTCGAAAGCGCTTCTCTTTCAGGATTAGATCATGATGGCAGGTCGGTCGACTATTCAGGCTCAGTCGCCGGCAAGAGGATCTTTGTGACAAAGGTGTTCTATAAGTCTCCGCGCGCCATGTGGAGATTCTACGGCTATTATGGAGGGGTTGGTGTTGTAGGGAACGGTTCCACGTATGGTCAATTTGCTGATGACTCAACATTTGAGGTGATTCCCACGTGGCAGAACAAAATGCAAGCTGTTATGTATGAGGATTCTATTTTTACAAGAACTTCTCACTATTCTTATGAATTGAAAAACAATAAACTGAGGCTTTTTCCGATCCCTTCACATTTTGGATTCCAAGATGATGCGATGTGGTTCCAATTTTATATCAAGTCAGATTCAACGGCAGATAATAGCGGGTACGACGACGGCGTTAATGGGGTAAATAATCTCAATACGTTACCATATTCTAATATTCCATACCAAAATATCAATTCGATTGGTAAACAATGGATCAGAAAATATTCTTTAGCATTGTGTAAAGAGATGCTGGGGCAAATCCGCGGCAAGTTTACCACAATCCCGATTCCTGGAGAGAGTGTAACTCTAAATCATAGCGAGTTACTCTCTCAAGCAAAGGAAGAACAGCAGCAATTAAAAGAAAAGCTAATGGAAATCTTAAAAGAGACGGAATATCAGGAATTAGTGAGAATATCGTCCGAGAAGGCTGATTCTGTTGCTAAAACTTACGCCTTCTCTCCCTTGCCAATATTTGTGGGTTAATAAATTATGTCAAAAAAATGGGATAGACCGGAACAGCCGCCACCACCACTCTTCTTAGGCAAGAAAGAGCGGGATTTGGTAAAACAGGTAAATGATGAGCTTATTGAGAAGGTCATTGGTCAACAGATCCTTTATTATTCAATTGATATGGAAAGAACCAATTTCCATGATCTATATGGAGAGGCTATTGAAAAAACTTATCTGGCACCAATCAGAGTATACGCTTTGATAGAGTGGAAAACAGAAGCAACGGATTATATGGAAGGTGTTGGGATTGATCGTCAATGGGAAATCACAGTCCACTTCCATAAAAGAAGATTAACTGAAGATCAGGATCTCTATGTCCGAGAAGGGGACTTCGTTTTATACAACAAGCATTATTACGAAATAACGAACACATCAGAACCCAAATTGCTGTTTGGTCAGGCTGATAACGATTTTGAAATAGCTGCAACTTGCAAACGAGCAAGAAAGGGATTATTCGATGCTACCTGATAACTTTGATTTTACCATGATTCCAGATTTACCAAGGACCGGTTCTGTAGGGCTTAAAGAAATAGGAATGCTTGAATCTACGATTGAAGACATTGATTATGCGATAACCTCTTGGTTAAAAGAGGATCTACACCTTGAGGCAAACACGAATGAAGGCCGAACGAAAGTACCTGTCCTCTGGCAGACACCGGAGAGAGCATTTCAAATTAAAAATGAAAAGGAACTCCGTGAAGATAACGGCGCCATTAAATTACCGGTCCTTAGTATCGAAAGAACAGGGATTACTAAAGATCCTGAACGCAAAGGATCATATCAGGCACATACATACTCAGATAGAAAAGACGGCCGAACCGGCCGAATGACGATTGCACGCCGAATTGTTAAAGACAAGACAAGAAATTTTGCAGTAGCAGCATCGATGCGATCACTTCCAAAAGAGGCAACTTTCCAGAAATATTATCCGAGAGTTAACAAGAAAGTAGTTATCCAAACTTTAACTATACCAATTCCCGTATATATCAATGTGGACTATAAGATATTAATTAAATCTGAATACCAGCAGCAAATGAACGACCTAATAGCTCCCTTTATCGCGCGCACAGGTCAGATCAACGCCTTTAATCTAAAAAGGAATGGCCATTCATATGAAGCCTTTATAGATCAGTCCTTTACACACAGCAACAATGTCTCCAATTTGAGTGAAGACATGAGAATGTTTTCAACCGAGATTAATATAAAGATTTTAGGTTACTTAGTAGGTGAGGGAAACAACGATGATCGCCGTATCGTTAGAATTGACGAAAATGTCGTAGAGGTTACGTTTCCAAGAGAATCCGAGCCACTTCCGGGCGAAATCACATTTGTTAAAGATTAGTTCCTGAACTGCGACCATTTTTCTTTGTACAGATGAAGACTTTTGAAAATGGTTCTACTATTTACTGATGATTAACTTATAATTATTTAATTATAATAAAATAGTAAAAATGAGGATATAACCAAAATGTCAGTTAAAAACTTTAAGTTCGTTTCGCCCGGGGTGTTTATCAATGAAATTGATAACTCCTTCATTCCTAGGGCTCCGGATCAAATCGGCCCAGTCGTGATTGGAAGATCAGCGAAGGGATTAGCCGGTCAGCCAACAAAAATTGAGTCTTTCTCTCAATTTGTAAATCTCTTCGGAGATACCGTCCCCGGTAATGCCGGTGGAGATATCTATCGCGATGGTAATTTCCAATCGCCAATGTACGGAACATACGCTGCAAAAGCGTTCCTGAACTCGAACGTGGCACCGGTTACCTATGTTAGATTGCTCGGCGAACAAACTTCTGCCGGAAGCGCTGCAGGTACAACCGCTGCAGCCGGCTGGGCGACCGACGGCTCACCCGTTGGTAAAGCTGTTGCTGAAACAAGCAATGGTGGCGCCTGGGGACTTTTCCTGTTCACTTCATCAAGTGCAACTTCAGGAGATCTCGGCACTGGAAAATGTGCAGCTATTTGGTATTTGCAAAACGGTATAATCCAGCTTTCGGGTACGCTCTGGGGCTCAGAGGGTTCTATAACCTCATCTGCCGGCGCGTTTATTTCGTCTGATTCAAGCGGAAACCACAAAGTCTTAATTAATGGAACTGCGACAGGCGACGAAACGTTTCTTTTCAACTTTGATAACCATTCTGAAAACTTTGTCCGTAACCAGTTTAACACCAATCCTCAATTACGTAGTGGCAACACTAAAACATTTTACCCAACCGCAGCACAAAAAGATTACTGGCTTGGGGAATCCTTTGAACAAGATGTAATTAACGCTGGCTTTCACACTTCTGCTAGTGTTGGTTGTATTGTAGCTCTTGGATATGGCACCGCCGCCGCCGGCGTCGGACCCTCCAAGATGAAAACACAGGCATCGAGAGAAGCGATCGCTGGTTGGTTTATCTCGCAAGACGTTGGTGTCGCGACAAGCTATCAGCCTGCAAACATGCAAAAGCTTTTCCGCCTTGTTGGCCGCGGCCACGGTGAGTGGTTACACAAAAACCTCAAGGTGTCAATCGAAAGAATTAAACAGTCAAACACGAATACAAGCCCATTCGGCACGTTCTCGGTTGTTTTAAGAAATATAACTGATACAGATAACAGAGTTGAAATTGTTGAGAGATTCGACAACTGCAACTTAAATCCTGCGTCCCCTAATTTTGTTGCTAGAAAACTTGGTGACAAATATAATCAGTGGGATACATCGAACAGGCGCCTTAGAGCATACGGCGAGTACAACAACAATTCTAAATATGTTAGAGTTGAGATGAATGCTGATGTTGAAGCCGGCGCGACTGACCCCGCACTGCTTCCATTCGGTTATTATGGAGCGCCGCGCTATGCTCAGTATAACAACGCATCCACGGCCGTGGCGCCGTCAAACACTTCAATTTTCTACGATAAGGGCTACCGCAGTTTCGGCGGTTCTGCCGGCTTGATGCTTCTGGGTGGAGTGGACAACGGTTCCGGTGCGACTAGTTATGTCACCGGAACCTTCGCGTTCCCAACTAGTCTCTTGCGCTCGTCCTCTATTGATGGCGGTCTGACTAACCAAACAGACGCATATTTTGGATTCCGTTCAACCCGAACTTCCGGTAGCACGACGCCCGTTGAAGGCCTCGGTGATTTACACAGGCTTCTATACGCCGGCTTTCCCGACGATCCCACAAACGCCACAGTGTACGGTGTACAACCATACGCCTACATCTTTAGTTTAGATGATGTCAGAAAAGAGTCCTCAACGTTTAATTACGCATCAGGATCCAGAAACCTACAAAAATCAGTCACTGGAACAGGCACGGGAAGCTACAAGACTCTTCTTGATGAGGGGATTAACAGATTCACGGCTCCGTTCTGGGGCGGATTTGATGGATTCGATATCACGAAGCCTGATCCGCTAGCTAATAGTTTAATGTCCGACGGTTCGACGAAAGACAATAGCTATGCTTACGCTACATACCTAAGAGCGATTGATACAGTTGCAGATCCTGATTTACTGGATATGAACCTTCTGTCAGCCCCGGGCCTGACTGTGCCTTCTCTTACAAATCACATGATTAATATATGTGAAGACAGAGCAGACGTCATGGCCCTGATTGATCTGCCTGATGTTTATACGCCTCCGCACGAGGAGTATAAGACAAAGCCAAATCGTATCAACAAGAACG